TGAGCCCTACTTTCCCTCTTTATATTGTGCGAAACCTCGCTCGTCACGCTTCATCATTTCGTGAAACGTACTGCGAGCAATGCCAAAGTAGTCCGCTATCTGCTCCTGATTCAAGCACGACGCTAACGCACCTAACTCGATCAGTTGTTCTTCTGTCAGCTCTTTTCGGGGTCTTGCCATAATTATATCGGTGACGGTAGATTTTCGGCCCACAATAGGCCGTGAGTTTGCCCGTCTTTGATCTCTCCGCGTTTAATGTCTTGGTCTGACAAGGGATACGTCTCTACTTCGCCGTCATCAAATGCGACGAGGTAGCTACCTTCTTGTTTAGGCATACTGCCAACTGCAACAGGATGCCAATCTATCGTTACGGTCTGCAACATATAGGTGTCCCCCAGCGTCATTATACATCATATAGTAAATAGGCATAAAAAAGCCCGCACTAGGCGGGCAACTCACAAAGCTACGGATCGTAGCGGATAATCTCGAGCGGTGGCTCGTCGTTCGTCCTTAACTTGACTACCCTAAAGTCTGACAGTACGGCGGCGTCTTCTTGCCACCTCTTAGACATGGACTCTGCCGCTCTAAGGGCAATTATCCAGTCTTCAGTATCCTCATCACTCAGCGACGCAAGTCTCGTCATAAACGCCTCTAAAGTCAGGGTGTCCGTCCTGCCCATCTGTTTTCTCCCACAACTCTACGAACTCGCAGTATAAATCTTGCTGTAACACTGCCTCTTCGTAGTCACCCTGCCCTGCTATCCCGAATGCAAACAGGACTAGCACTATCCCTATTATCAGCACCGCATACGCGTCCGTTGATAAATCCCTCATAAATATCCCTCACTTTACTATTGTTGCGCAACTTATTTAAAGCCGCTTCCTCGATTTGTCTTACACGCTGACGGCTGATGCCAAGCTCTGCGGCTATCTCAGCGTAGGTCATCTTTTCTACAAATTTGCTGTCCACGCTACCCCCGTAAAGTCCGCTTATACAAAGTTAATCTCTAGTAAGCCCTAATATGGGTCGCTTGAGTAGTGGTACTAAGTGCCACGCTACCCCCAAAGGCCGCTTATGCGACATCGGTGTATGGCGCTTGCCACAAAAAACAATGCTCAATACTGAGCGAAAACCAATCCGCGACACAGTTGTCATCGCTAATTGCCTTTTTAGGAAACCAAGCCTCGCTTGCGTTACCAGCAAGTAAAACTGCCTTTGCAGTCTCACGCGCCACCTTGACAGTGGTTTCGCCTTGGTAGCTATGTGTGATTGTGATTACTTCCATGTCTTTCTCCCTTCGTTAATAGCTGTTTGCCAGCCGATGAGAGAAGTATTGACCAACTAATTAACGTTCGCAAGCACTTTTTTATCTTTTTTTGATAATTAATGAGGGAGAGTTTCGTTGCCTTGTTAGGCGAGGGCAGATTAATTACCCGTAGTGGCGGGCAATCTCTGCTATGAAGTGGTCTTGGCTAGGCTTGCGACACAGTAGCTTGAGGTACTCTTCCTCGCTTACACCTCTGTCTCTGCCTAATCGCTCTAGTAGCTTTTGGATTCTGTCAGTAACGACGATGTGATGCCGCTCTGCAAAATACTGCCGTTGGCTTTCTACACACATAACAACCTCCATAGTTGCCCCGTCATTATAGCACAGAGGCAATCAGTTATACGAAATCATCACGTAATTTGGATTTTGCTCTTTGCGTTTAATCTCTTCTCGGTAGTGCTTGGCTATCTCATCGCGAGTGGCTTTGTTGTCTTTCATGATGCCGCGAGACTTTTCCCGCAGTATCTCCATGTGACCTTCACCGAGATATGAATTGCAGAAGTCGGCAAACATAATTGGCGACTCACCAAACAGACGATGACAGGTGTAACAGCCAGTGAGCAAGTTATCTAATGAGTATCGAACGACTTTATTTCTGCGACCATAGATGTGCATGGCCTGATTGGTTTCTGTGTTGCCACAACGGACACAAGCGCCGTCGCGTAATCTGACCGCCTTACTGCACCATATGTCGGCGTTGGTTCGCTTTATTGCCATAGTACGTCTCTGCTGTGTATTGCCGTTCACGTAGGATGGCTGACTCGGTATGACCGCAGTTGCATGACCACCCTTCTAGTCTGCCGCCCTGTCGCGTAAATTGCGGCACCATTTCCTTGTAGCACTCAGTGCATTTCACGATCAACCCCCAGATCCTCAATTGTGCTTAGAAGCGCAGACAGCCAACTAGTAGCGAACGACTCGATATCTACATCAATAGTAATGCCCTCAGGACAAAGCACGTCAACATAGACGTCTGTTAGATGATCGTTTCTGGTGTTGGTCGTTGCGCCGATAACTGCGTCTACCCTGCAAACCACTTGCCCGCCGTCAGGTAGCGGCATAGCAATAATCGGTAATTTTTCGCTCAAGTTAAAGCCTCGATGCCAACCTTAAAGCGGCTATGTTCGCCGTAATTCTTATCGAGTATGACACAGGACATAGACCTTGCGGAACCATAGCCAGAGGCTGAGTGATAGGCATCTGGTGGACACAACACTCCGAACGATTCTAGGTGCAAGCCGCCCATCTCTGTGACAGTGCGATGATGGATGTGACCGTGATACAGGTATCGGTATTTAGTCCTGCCCCATTGCTCTGCGTAGTCTCGTGTGACTGCCTCGTAAAGCCCTTGCGTCTTGATCCTGTCGCCGTGGTGCATGACCACTAAAGTCTCGCCCCACTCGAAATGTGTCCACTTAGAGAAGTTGTCGAATACCTTGACGCGTGACTCGCTTGCAAAGTACAGCCGCATCATCTCATTGAGCCACAAGCTGGCATCGGGGTCATGGTTGCCCCTTACGTTGATCAGCCACACCTCTTTGTGCGTCTCAAGCATACGGGTAATCAAGACTCGGAACAGGTTGCCGACTACTCTGATGACACGGCCTAGCCTGCCATCAACATCGACAGGCGTACCCTTCGCCGTCTTGTTGTCGCTCGAATTTGCGTGCAAAAAATCACCGAGGTTTATTAGTGCGCCGACCTCCGATTCACCTGCCGCCGATACGAGCTTATCGACCGCCTTGATCAATACGTCTTGCGCTATGTTTGTGTCCCAATCGTCACCACCCGTCTCAGGCGACCAGCAGAGCGCGTTCAGGTGATGATCACCTATTAAGTAAGCCGACAACCTGTCTGAGTTTTTCGCCGCCTGTGGCGCTTCTATGGGCTTATAGAGGCCATCTATCTCTTCAAGGAATCCAGCTTTAAATGCCTCGAGCGCGGCCTCAAGCATCGCCTCTTTGTCTGCAATGGATTTGACCCATTGACCGACTGGCCTGCCTTCATCATTGTAGTAGGTAGACACGCCGCGAACCTTAAAGGTGTCGGGTACGGTATGGCGCATATCGTGCTGTGGTGAGTAGCCCTGTAATTCAGCCCTGCCTTGCACCAACTTTACCACGTCTCGAACGCTCCACTTAGAGCAATTAAGCTCGTTGGCTATGGTGGTGTAGCCCATGCCACGCTCGTGCATCTCTATGATTGTTCGCTGTCGATCTGTAGTGCAATACGCTAGTAAGCTCATCATCTCCCCCGAGATAGATGTCAGTTGCGCCTTCCGAAAGGCACATCGATCGAGTATTTTTCGACAAGCAGTCTACTCAAGACCTCATAAATTTCGTTGACCTCCACAGGGGTTATCTTCCTTGTAGATTCAACGCCTGTTACAGCCTTTTGTATTGGTCGCCACATATAGTCTTTAATCAGATACATTGTGGGGTCTATCGATACACCCTCTTTAACGACCGTCTTCATATCCATGCCATGCGCTGTCATCACCTTTGCGACTTCTCGACAGTAGGCGTGGATTGCGTCGTTCTGCTTTCCTGTGCGAGTCAAAGGTATGATTTCGTAAATGTGGCCTTTGTCCTGATTAGCGCGGACATACTCACAAAACTGCTCTGCCTTAAATTTATTGTCGACCAGCCAGCGCTCACTCATGACGTGACTCTCTCGCCGCTAAAGGTGACATATTGTCCGAACTTAGCTAGACAGTGCTGTCTAAATCGCTCGCTTTGCATGAAGTCGTGAGTCAAATCGTCCAACTGCGTCCACTGCTTTAGGCCGATTTTACCACTGTTAGCGTTTGCTTGCGCCGCAAAGGGCGACATACCGCCTTTTTGGTTTGCGCGTGATAGCCAAGAGTTACAAAACCGTGGCATACCTCGCACCGTTTTGCGTTTAGGCTCATTAGACTCAAGCCATACAGTCATCACGTTAAGCTCTGCAAATACGTCCACATCGGGGTAAGCGTGTTGCCACGCCAGCAGTTGCTCGTCCGTAGGTTGCCAATCAGTACCGTCTTTGCAAATCATGATAGCCACCTTACATCTTTTTCATCAAACAAGAACATCGGCTCGATATCGTCAGGCAATGGCATTCGACCTTTCGGAGTGCCTCCGCAATATTTGAGCCTTTTTTCTAAGTCAGAATACGCTCCGCCGCCATGAACTTTGAGGTATCCGACCCTTCGGTTATGACTAAAAATGAAAAGGAATGGCTTTTCGGTTTCTTGTGCAAGAGCGCAACCCTCAATATACTTTTGGACATTAAGACCTAGAAACAAGCCTGCGTCGTAGTTCTTCACCTCAGCCCAGCCGACAACATCCTTGCCCTTCAGCAACACGGCATCTATCCTGTATTTAGCGCCGTTGCCGAGTTTTTTCCATTCAATGTCGCGCATATTGCAAAAATAATCGAGCAAGCGTGCTTCTTTCTTCAAGTCGTCTTCTGTCTCTCTAATCGCAGACACTTTTTTGTTCTTGTCCATTACCCTTCTCCTTTTTTTAGACAATAGGGGTCATTAGAGGACGACTGTTGCCCTATACAAGTATCTAGCTGGTCCATCATCCCTACAGTATCAGTGCAGATCATTAACGGCTCTGTCATCACCGCGCCCTTACTACATGGCAACTTAACCACTGTTCGTCCCCGTCCTCAAAGGTCGTAGGAATGATTCGGCTTTTGTGAGCGACTGCACCTGAGACAGCACTATTTGACTAGGCTCGACTAGGCGTGATTAAAAAGAGGATAGGTGATAGGTATACAGACAGCTAGATTGCTGTATAATTTTCCCTATCCTCTATGCACGCAAGCTAAGGATGCCACGAGCGTAACCCTTCCGCAAGTGGTCTAGCCCCGTCTCAACAACGGGGCTTTTTTTTGCTTACGCTAAATTCTCATGCTCCTCTAAAAACGACTCGTTAAGTTCTAAGACACGACGCGCCCTACAAAGAAAGCCGCCCCCCCCCTCATGCGCTCGACGTGAACAGCCGACACTCTGCAAATCAGGAT